TGGTACGCACCATCGAGCAACTCAAGTAAACCCCACCGAGTACCGACTACGTTGCCAACAGCCTCTGCACCATCAAAGGTTGCTGGTCCATTCGGGGTTACATCACCAAGCGTGTATTCAATATCGCAACGACCGTACCTGATTGCATCCATTGCAATCGGGGCGCCCTTTGTTGGGCCAGATGTAGTCGGCAGGTTAGCCAGTATTCCGACCCATCGATCAGTGCCTGAAGCACCACCACCCGTTGTTGTGTCTGCTGTTGCTGTATTCGGATCAATGACGTAAGGCACCCAAGAATTGAACGCAATGGTGTCCTTGCCGCCAATGTACAAGTGATCGTATGCACTGTCGGTATTGCCGTGGATAGCCTGAAAACCACCATTGGCCTGAGTGTCCAATGATCCCTGCGCGTCGTACTTGGCGAAGAAGATGATCGCACCGTCAGTCGGGACAGTGATGTTGCCAGCACCGTCATTATCGACAATGAACCCCTTGATAGCGTTAGTCCATGCACCCTTACTCAGACAGTCGGTGCCCTGAATGAAGAAATCAGTTTCTGGATCACCCAGAGCGGCACCACCCGTGCCAATAGCAGTGATCGCGTTGGCAGACCCCTCAAGGTAGAAGGTAGTCAGGTTGGTTGCGTATGCGGCGGCAGTCATTTCGTTATAGGATCAATTCGTGCCGAGACCATGTCGCCACGACTATTACGCTCCAGAACCCGGGCCTTATAACTCATCGGTTCACGCTCCGGGAACCTTACTTCTGGCATCGGCAGCTTGGCAATCTCCTTGCCAACCGCATTGCCGATCGCTTGTGCATCGACCTCAACACTCACGTCCTTCGCGAGGATCTGCTTCAGGATGCTGACAACCTCATCCATGTTGCCGGCCTGCGCCTGCTCGATTGCCTTCGCAATCCGCTCAGGAGTGTCGTCAATCCGCGGGATCGGCGCCTTCTTTTTCGCTGCCGGCTGTTTCTGCCGTGCCGCGATGTTCTGGGTCAGTTTACTCAGTTTCTTCGGCATCGGGCTCTACCAGACTCTCAACACCAGACTCGGCTGCAGCATTCTCGATCGACTGACCTTCAGCCTCCTCGAGGGTCTTCACCGTACGTGAACGAGACTCCATTGCACGCGCGGTGATTTCTTCAATCTCAACATCAGTACGCTGCTTCTTCAACCTGCGATCATCATCCGCGATGATCTTCTTGACGGTCATCTCGGTCAGTTCATTGCGCAACTTCTCGTTCTCAACCTGCGCTTTGTCAAGCCGGGCCTCGTGAGCCTCCTGTAGCTTGATCATCTCGCGCTGATGCGCCATCTCTGACTTCTGTGCATCCAGTTGCAGTTTCGCGGCATTATTCTGCTCACGCGCGGCATCCAGTTGCTGCTGTCGTTCCTGCAGTTCCTGTTCTTTGCGCTGCAGTTCCTCCTGCTCGCTGGACGGTGGCGGCGCCGGCTTGTTACCCGGATCCGTAAAGAACATTTCAGGAATCTTGTAGTTGGCGTTCTTCACAAACTCAGATGCGGTGTTGTAGATGTTCTTCGGTGTCACTGTGAGATTCAGTCCGCCAGCCTCGACCATCGCAGCCTGCTTCTGCCAGATAGACTCGAGGTGCAACAGGTTCTGCTCGCGGGTACCAATACCCAGACCGATGTTCACGGTCATGTTCTCACGAGTATGCCACTGCGATGGATTGATCGGCACCCATGTACCGTTCAGCTTGACGATCTTTTCCTTTTGCTGGTGCTTCTGGGTCAGTTCATGAACGTGCCGGAACAGCGACTTGAACCCTGTCTCGGCAAAGATCCGGCCAATCGCTTCGATCTTCATCTTGGAAAGATCGGTAGCCTGCATCATCACGGATGTCTGGATGTTCTTCAGTGCATCAGGTGTTAACCCTTCGCTGTCGTTGCCAACACCAACCCGGTCGCGTTTTGCTTTATCGAAGTACTCAATCATCGGGAATGATGCGCCGGCCGTGAACGGCACCACGTCGTCCGAGATTGCCTCATTAACCGGCCGGCGGAACTTGGCAACCCTGCCAACCTTCCGGGTCAACAGGTCATCCATCGTGGTCTCACCGATAGCCTGCTCCCAGACGTTCTTGCCGGGGTTGTTGGTGTGATACAGGTTCATCAGCACCTGACGCAGCAACTCGGACACCACCAGTTGCGTGTCCATAACCTTCTCGGCAACTGCGCGGCCGAAGTGCTTGTGCGGGATGGGTACACCACAGATTGCATGGAAAGGCTGCCGGTCAACGTCGTTGATCTCGAGTTTCTTGCCATCGGCCGTGAAGACCTGTTTCAGTTCAGCGCGGCCATCACCATCAGCATCGACCTTGATATACGCCTCACGGAACGTGATGAATTGCTGCGACTTGTCCTTGCTGCCACCCTGTGTTGCTCGTTCCTCGGACTTGTTGCGGCGTGACTGTTGTTCTGCGGTCAGGGACTCGGTACCCGACGACAAGCTATCAACAATCTTCTTGTTGAACCCCATCTCCAGCAGTTCACTGCGAGTCATGTCGGTGCGTTCGTGACCAACCATGCGCGCTGTCGATGGATCCAAGTTCTTGGAGTCACCCGAAATACGAAACTCATCCGGCGGCACGTTCGCAATGACAATGCGACCGGACTTATTGATGCGCCTGAACTCGATGTCATGCACCGTGCCACGCACAATCTGCCCGGTGCTCATGTCAACAATGTCACCCGGACGTTCGGAGCGTTCTACAGGCTCGAGTTCCTCGTCATCCATGAGTTCCAACAGTTCAATCTCTGTCAGACCCTTGTACGTTTCAGTGACGGCAGTCTCGGACTCATCCCACCATGCCTTAACGTATCCGTTCTTCTGCACGAGGGCATCGAACATCCAGTAGAACATGATCAGGAAAGACGGGTTTTCTTTGAAGAAAATGTGATTGACGTATGCGGATTCCTGTTCCGCCTGCGCTTCATCAGCCATTGATGCTTCGATCGTGCTCTTACCAACCGGATCCATGCTGACCAGATTATCCTGCGTTGTGAACATCCGCAGGAGGGACGGCATCACGCCATCGATAACATCCGACACATCCGAACTGACAACCTGACTCTGGCCTTCTTCCTCGTTGCCAAACGGTTCGCTGAGATAGTAGTCCATCGCTTTCGCGCGGTCTTCGGATATTTCCTGACCGGGACGACCGAGTGAGTTCTCAAACTCTTCCGCAACAAGATCAACAATCTGCTGATCATTGAGTCCCTTTGCTTTCTGCTTTTTCGCCATTAGACGATACTCATCTGCGGGTGGTTGTCTGTTTTCGTGCCGGCGCCAAACTCAGCCTGTGCATACGGTAGCATCTCGATTGCGTGCCTCGTCGCCGCCATCAATGGGAAACCGGCCTTTGGAATAGCCTGACCTTCCCTGTAAAACTTGCGGTACTCCTCGAGCCACTCACCGACCCGACGCTCAACCCGGAACTGACTCGTACGCAGTCGCTGCCAGATGTCGCGCGAGATCACCTCGGCCATTGCTGGATCATCATCACAAGGATCCGCGAGCGTGTAGATGCCAGCCTCGTCCATTTTCTCTGCCATTGCGGAATCCTTCTTGCGCCACGCCATCGGAAAGTGCCGGCCGCGCGCCGCTATGCCTTCGTAAATTATTGCCGGAACCTCGCGAGTGAACAGTGCCGCATCATACAAATGCACTACCGATGCATCTGTATCATGCGCCAGCCACACAGCACCCAGAGTGCCGTCTTCCTCGAGGTGAAACCCGGCGATTCGCCGCCAACTGGGTTCAATCACGCCTTAACCCCAAGTTTGCGCGCCTCATCCAGCGCGATTGCGATCTTCATCCGCTTCGCTGCACCCTCACCACGTTTAGCGCGTACTGCCTTCACGCGCGGGGGCTCGTAACGATTCACGGAACTGAATGCGTTATCACGTAGTAATTTGCTGCGATCCTTGTCCATGTAAGTCCTCGACAAAATTCAGTGGGTCAACCGGGAAGACCGGTGCACTCTGCGACTCTTCTGCCGCTGTGGCACTTGCCATTGCAAGCGACACCATGCCATCAATCCGCCCTCTGGACTTCTTCTTGTCCAGTTTGCGGTTGCCGGCCTCATCCATTTTCACTACGGCATTCGCGGCGCACATCGTGAGTATCGGGTGGTTCTCATGCCGCATCGAACCATTCAACAGCAGTGCCTCGAGCGTTCGCAGTGCAGGACTCATCGACACATAGCCCTGTCCAAAATCAACAAATCGATCATCGATAAACGCTTCCGATAAGCCGGCCTCGACCAGCCACGGACGCAAATGTCGCATATTCCATCGGTCGAACGCTATTTTCCTGATGTCCTCGCTGTCAAACAAGCGTGCGAGGTATTCTGCCACGTACCGGTATTCAACCGATCGGCCCGGGGTGACGTGCAGGAATCCCTGCTTGTGCCACAGGTCATACGGCACCCGATCCTGCCGCGCGCGTTCCTCTAACCCGTCTTCGGGCAACCAGAACCGTGATTTGATGCTGTACACGCCGTTTTTCGGCGAAACCAGCACGAATGCCGTCAGGTCGTTTGTCTCTGAGAGATCCAGACCACCGTACGATAATCCCCACTGCTCGTGGTCGCCACCGTTCTCGGCCCAGACCGACTGCGTCACGAACGGGTTCTCTGCCTCGACGCGCTGATTGAGGTTCAGGTTCCGGTACGCTGCCTCCCGGGATGGCATGCGCTTCGCGCTGTCGGCACTCGCCTGCAGTTCCTTCTCGTTCTGGAAAACCCCGTATGCCGGGTTTGCCTTCTTGATCGTTTCCTCGGCAAACGGATCATCCTCCTTGTCCGACGTGTACAGGAAAACTTTCGTTTCCGGGTCGTGTCCTGCCATCGCATCATCGATGAGCACCGACAACAGGTCCGCATCAGTCGGTGCCTGCGTTGAAATCACAATCGACAGTGGTTCATCATGCGCCGACATGCCGGTCTCGATCGCTTCGTACATCGGGTGCCGCGGACCCTTGATCTGGCCCAACTCATCATGCACCGTGAATACCGGTGAACCACCCACATTCATGGCGGCGTCCGCGGACAGTGCCTGATACAACGTGCCCTTACTGGGGCAGAACAGTTGCTTCACCGTTTCGCGGATGACAATGTGTGCATTGAGATCGGGAGACAGTCGCACCATCTTCGACGCGAGCCTGTGCAGGATTGCTGCCTGATCTCTCGACAGTGCGGTGGAACTCAACTCCGTATTCAGTCGTGCCTCTGGTCCGTACAGGTGTAGCAACAACAGCATCGCGGAGAGTGCTGTCTTTCCGTTTTTTCGCCCAAAACTCATGATTGAGCGACGTGTGGGGCTGTTATATGTGCCCCGGATCGACTTGCGCTGGAACGGCAGCAATACTACCTGCTGACCAACCAACCTGCCATCAGGCACCAGACAGTTGTCTTGGATCCACCCGATATTCCGGCAACCGCGGCTGCAGTACGCAGCACCGTCACGGACCGGTTTATTGCAATCATCAATGTCGCAAGTCGGACCTTTCGGTTTCGCCTTCCTGCGAGTTTTCCGTTTTGTTTTTTTCTTGGTCTTCTTCCGGACTACCTTCTTCTTGGCTACCTTTTTCTTCTTCTTCTTGGCAACTTTCTTGCGCACGACTTTCTTGCGAACCTTTTTCTTGGCCCGCTTTTTTGTCGCTCGCTTTTTGCGCGGCTTAGAACTCGTAGTTCTTGCCACTGGATCCCTGCGCCGGTTTCGGCGTGTCCTTCGCTGTGTGTTTTGCCAGCCCCAGTCTCACGCCCAATGACGCCAGCGCGCGGGACTCGCGTTCCTGCATTTTCAGCAACTTGTCGTAGTCCGGGATATTCAACGTGGACTTTGACTCGATGTCCTTAATCAGTTCACCAACATGCCGCAATGCCACCCGGTGCCGGCAGTATGCCTCGAGCAACGGCAACAACCCGACCGGGAACTGCTCGGCGACATACGTGTTGACGAGAACGAGCCACTCG